AAGGCCTTCGGCGAGGCAGCGGGCGAGATTGGTTTCGGCAAACCGCTGGGCGACTACGCCGAAGCCGAGGCGCTGCACGTCATCGACGCCATCGTCACCTGCTACACGGAGGCGATGGTCGAGCACCACGAGGTGACCAAGTACCCGCCCGTGCGCGGCATGGAGCCGACGCCCGATCCGTTCGGCTTCTCCGATCTGGAGGACAAGGCGTTCTGGGACGAGCCAAAGGGGAAGAAGCCATGATGGACTTCAATTCCTCGGCCAGCGTCTCCGGCCAGATCACGGCACTGATCGACATCGGGATGCAGCGCATGCGCGAGCAACAACCCGCGCGCGACTACCTCGGCGCATCGCGTCTGGGCATCGAGTGCGAGCGCGCCTTGCAGTTCGAGTACGCCAAGGCTCCTGTGGATCACGGGCGCGACACCGGTGGGCGGATGCTGCGCATCTTCGAGCGCGGCCACGTCATGGAGGACTGCATGGTGGCGTGGCTGCGCGGCGCGGGTTTCGACCTACGCACGCAGAGACCCGACGGCGGCCAGTTCGGTTTCTCCGACGCGCACGGTCGGCTGCGCGGTCACGTCGATGGCGTACTCGTCGACGGGCCGGAGGGCTTCCGCTATCCCGCGCTGTGGGAGAACAAATGCCTCGGCGCGAAGGCGTGGCGCGAGCTGGAAGCCAAAGGCCTCGTGGTCGCCAAGCCGGTGTACGCGGCGCAGGTCGCGCTGTATCAGGCGCACCTGCAACTGCACGAGCACCCGGCGCTGTTCACCGCGATCAACGCCGACACGATGGACGTCTACGTCGAGCTGGTGGACTTCGATTCTTCGCTGGCGCAGCGCATGACCGACCGCGCGGTCAAGGTCATCTCCGCGACCGAAGCCGGTGAGCTGCTGCCGCGCAACTTCAACGACGCCACCCATTTCGAGTGCCGCATGTGCGCGTGGCAAGACCGCTGCTGGAGGCCGACATGAACCACACCCCTTTGGATCAGGTGCTCGGCGAGCAATTCATCGACGCGCGCCAAGCGGCGCTGATGTTCAACCTGCCGACCTACTGGCTGTCGCAAGCGAAGGAACGCCAGCAGCGCCGCATCCCGCACTACCGCGTCGGCAAGCTCGTTCGCTTCAAGCCCAACGAACTGGAAGCGTGGATCGTCGCGCAGCAGCCCTCCGACGAGGAGGCTGTGGATGCTTGATTTCAACGACACGCACACCGCTGTTCCTCGTGACCTCGGCGCCGAACGCGAAGCGATCCGCGCCGAACTGCTGGCGCGGCTGGAATCGGTGCTGGCCGCGCTGTTTCCGGCAGGCCGAAAGCGCGGCGGCAAGTTCCTCTCCGGCGACGTGCTTGGCAGTCCGGGCGACAGTCTGGAGATCGTGCTCGATGGCGACAAGGCGGGCCTGTGGACGGATCGCGCCACGGGCGACGGCGGTGACATCTTCGCGCTGATCGCCGCCCACCACGGCATCGATGCCCACGCCGGCTTCCCGCGCACGCTCGACGCGGCGACCGAACTCCTCGGACGTACTCCGATGGCGCTGGCGCGCAAAACGAAAAAGGAAGCGCCCGTCGACGACCTCGGCCCGGCCACCGCGAAGTGGGACTACCTCGACGCCTCCGGCAAGCTGATCGCGGTCGTCTACCGCTACGACCCACCCGGCCGCAAGAAGGAGTTCCGTCCGTGGGATGCGCGCCGTCGCAAGATGGCTCCGCCCGATCCGCGTCCGCTCTACAACCAGCTGGGCATGGCCAGCGCCGCGCAGGTGGTGCTGGTCGAAGGCGAGAAATGCGCTCAGGCACTGATCGATGCTGGCATCGTCGCCACGACCGCGATGCACGGCGCGAACGCGCCGGTCGAGAAGACCGACTGGTCGCCGTTGGCCGGCAAGGCCGTGCTGATCTGGCCCGACCGCGACAAGCCGGGCTGGGAGTACGCGACGCAGGCGGCGCAGGCCATCCTGTCGGCGGGCGCGAAGACCTGCCACATCATGTACCCGCCTGAAGAAGCGGGGGATGGCTGGGACGCGGCGGACGCCGTGGCCGAGGGCTTCGATGTCGCGGCCTTCCTCACGCACGGCCCGCGTCTTCAGATGCACGACGTCGCCGACGATGCCGAGCCAGTCGTCAGCAGCGACGAATCGGTGTGGGGCACCGAAGATGCGCTGGCACTGGCCTTCACCCGCCGCTACCACCGCGACTGGCGCTACGTCGCGGCGTGGGGTCGCTGGCTGGTGTGGGACGGCCAACGCTGGCGCACCGAGGACACGCTGGCCGCCACCGATCTGATCCGCAGCGTCTGCCGTCAGACCGCCGTGCGCGCCGACAACCCCAAGATCGCCGCCAAGCTCGCCAGCTCCGGCACGGTCGGCGGCGTCGAGCGGCTGGCGCGCGCGGATCGCAGGCACGCGGCCACCACCGACGAATGGGATGCCGATCCGTGGCTGCTCAACACCCCCGGCGGCGTGGTCGATCTCAAGACCGGCAGGCAGCGTCCGCACGACCGCGCCGACCGGATGACCAAGATCACCACGGCAACACCGGGCGGCGACTGCCCGATCTGGAGGCAGTTCCTCGCCGAGGTCACGGGCGGCGATGCCGAGCTACAAGCCTACCTGCAACGCATGACCGGCTACGCGCTCACCGGCTCGACGCAAGAGCACGCGCTGTTTTTCCTCTACGGCACGGGCGCGAACGGCAAGTCGGTGTTCGTCAACACGCTGGCGACGATCTTGGGCGACTATGCGGCCAACGCGCCGATGGACACGTTCATGGAGACGCGCACCGACCGGCATCCGACCGACATGGCGGGTCTGCGCGGCGCACGGTTCGTCGCCGCCATCGAAACCGAGCAAGGGCGGCGCTGGGCCGAGTCGAAGATCAAGAACCTCACGGGCGGCGACAAGATCTCCGCGCGCTTCATGCGGCAGGACTTCTTCGAGTTCTTCCCGCAGTTCAAGCTGTTCGTCGCGGGCAACCACAAGCCCGCCATCCGCAACATCGACGAAGCGATGAAGCGGCGTCTGCACCTGATCCCGTTCACGATCACCGTGCCGCCCGAACGCCGCGACAAGCATCTCCAGCAGAAGCTCTTGGCCGAGCGGGACGGCATCTTGGCGTGGGCGGTCCAGGGCTGTCTCGACTGGCAGCGTCTGGGTCGGCTCGATCCGCCGCAGCAGGTGCTCGAAGCGACCGAGGAGTATTTCGAGGCCGAGGACGCGCTGGGCCGTTGGCTCGACGAACGCTGCGTGCGCGACGCCAACGCGAAATCGTTGACCGCCGAACTGTTCAACGACTGGAAGCAGTGGGCCGACTCCGCAGGCGAGTTCATCGGCTCGCAGCGTCGGTTTTCCGACCTGCTCATCACCCGTGGCGTCGAGAAGTGGCGCAACACGGCGGGCGTTCGCGGCTTCCGTGGCATCGGCCTCAAGAACCCGCCCAAGCCCGCTTACACCCCATACGCCGACAACTGACCGCCATGCCGATGCATCCGACTGACGCATTTGACGCACTACGTCGTAACTTCCCCCGCGCGGGCGCGTGCGCACGCCTCATAGGGGTTTCGATACCGCGTGTCGGATGCGTCAGTCCTCACCGAACGAGGAACGCAACCATGACCACCACCATCCTCGCCCTCGACTTGGGCACTACCACCGGCTGGGCGCTGCGTGGCAGCGACGGCCACATCACCAGCGGCTCTAAGAGCTTCCGCTCGCAACGCTTCGAAGGCGGCGGCATGCGCTTCCTGCGCTTCAAGCGGTGGCTCAACGAACTGCTCTCGGCCAGCAACCACATCAACGCGGTGTTCTTCGAGGAGGTTCGACGGCACGCTGGCGTTGATGCGGCGCACGCCTACGGCGGCTTCATGGGACACCTGACCGCGTGGTGTGAGCATCACAACATCCCATACCAAGGTGTTCCGGTCGGCACGATCAAAAAGCACGCGACCGGCAAGGGCAACGCGGGCAAGGACGACATGATCGCGGCCATCCGCGCGCGTGGCCACACGCCCGGCGACGACAACGAGGCCGACGCGCTGGCGCTGCTGCATTGGGCCATCGCACAGCACGATCTGGAACAGGAGGCGTGAGATGAAGATTCCGACACCCACCTATCGCTGCCCCTTGGGCCGCCTCCAGCCCGCGACCATCGACCTCGAAGCGATGAAGCAACGTGGCTGGCGCGACCAGCACATCCTCGTCGTCAACGCCGCCGACGAACGCTTGGACTTCATCGAGCGCGAGTTCGTCCGGCGCATCGGCGAACGTCTCTACGGACAGGGAGGCGCACACCATGGCTGACCGTCGCGCTGCTTGGACAATCGAAGACGTGGCCGCGCGCTTCGAGGAAGCCGCCAGCACCGGACGACGCCTGCCGCCCGTGCGTGTGCAGGGCTACTTCAACACCTGGCCGATCATCGTGCGCAAGGAGTGGGAAGCCTTCGCGGCCGACGAGACGGTCTACCGACCGTTTCCTCCGACGCCGGACGCCATCGACCGGATGCTGGAGACGATGAAGTGGGTGCAGTGGCTGGAGGTCGAGCAGCGCCATCTCGTGTGGATGCGCGCCAAGCGCTACGGCTGGCGCGACATCACCATCCGCTTCGCCTGCGACCGCACGACGGCATGGCGGCGCTGGCAGCGCGCCTTGCAGACGGTCACCGACCAACTCAATGGCGTCGTCACGGCGTAGTGATTTGGCGTGATTTGGCGCGCGGGGTCGGCAATGCGTGTGCATCAGCGGCAGTGAGCGGTTTTTGACCCTGCAACAGATTCGCCGATCCGGGGGTAGTATTTCAGCTATCTTCTGGACAGCGGTGACGGTTCGGCGAGCGGCCCGAGGCAAAAGGGGTCCTTCCTTCCCGAATCGCCATGCGGGGGGCGCGAGCGCGACGCTTTTTTAGCGTCAGGGCGCGGGCAAGGTTACCAGTCGGCCAGGTTACCGGCCCCGGTTACCACCCCAGGCGCAGTTACCACCCCACCAGAATCTTCATTCACCCAACCCGCCCGGCGGCAACGCTCGGCGGGTTTTGCTTTTGGGACTTCCACTTTGAACACGCTCAACGTCGAGTACCGCAAGGTCGAGGCGCTGATTCCCTACGCCCGCAATCCGCGCACGCACGCCGAAAGCCAGATCGCCAAGATCGCGGCCAGCATCGTCGAGTACGGCTGGACGAATCCGATCCTGGTCGACGGCGACAACGGCATCATCGCCGGGCACGGGCGTTTGGCCGCTGCGCGCAAGCTCGGCCTGGATCAGGTGCCGGTGATCGAACTGGCCCACCTGACCGTCGCGCAAAAGCGGGCACTGGTGATTGCCGACAACCGGCTGGCACTGGATGCAGGCTGGGACGAAGAAATGCTGGCCTTGGAGCTGGCCGAGTTGTCCGACGCGGGATACGACCTCGCTCTGACCGGCTTCGAGGAAGCCGAGATCGAGGCACTGCTCACCAGTGCGGTGGCCGTCGCAGATGATGAATCAGAGTCCGACGCCGACGAGCCTGACGCGGCTGACGACGTGCCGGAAGCACCCGTCGTGGCGGTGTCCCGGCCGGGCGATGTCTGGGCCATTGGCCCGCACCGCCTGATCTGTGGCGACGCCACCGACCGGAACGTGGTCGCTGCGCTGATGCAGGGTGACCTCTCTCGCCTGTGCTTCACCTCGCCGCCCTACGGCAACCAGCGCGACTACACCTCGGGTGGCATCTCCGATTGGGATGGCCTGATGCGTGGCGTGTTCGCGCACCTGCCGATGGCAGGCGACGGTCAGGTGCTGGTCAACCTGGGCCTGATCCACCGCGACAACGAGGTGATTCCGTATTGGGACGGTTGGCTATCTTGGATGCGCCAGCAGGGCTGGCGGCGCTTTGCCTGGTACGTCTGGGATCAGGGGCCGGGGATGCCCGGCGACTGGGCAGGCCGCTTCGCGCCGAGCTTCGAGTTCGTCTTCCACTTCAACCGGGAGAGCCGCAAGCCCAACAAGATCGTCCCCTGCAAGCACGCAGGCCAGGAATCCCACCTGCGCGCCGACGGGTCGTCCACCGCGATGCGCGGCAAGGATGGCGAGGTGGGCGGCTGGACGCACAAGGGGCTGCCCACGCAAGACACCCGCATTCCTGACTCGGTGATCCGCGTGATGCGCCACAAGGGCAAGATCGGGCAGGACATTGACCACCCGGCCGTGTTCCCGGTCGCGCTGCCGGAATTCGTGATCGAGGCTTACACGGACGCGGGCGACATCGTGTTCGAGCCCTTCGGCGGCAGCGGCACGACGATGCTGGCCGCCGAGCGCACCGGCCGCATCTGCCGCAGCGTGGAAATCGCCCCGCAGTACGTGGACGTCGCCATCAAACGCTTCCAGCAGAACCACCCCGGCGTGCCGGTCACCTTGATCGCCACCGGCCAGTCCTTCGAGCAGGTGGCCGCTGAGCGCGCCACCACCCTGGATGCCGAGGTGGTGGCATGAACTGGCTGGCCGACAAGATCGAACAGTGGCCGACCGCCAAGTTGCTGCCCTACGCCCGCAACGCGCGCACCCATTCCGAGGAGCAGGTGGCGCAGATCGCCGCCAGCATCGCGGAGTTTGGATTCACCAATCCGATCCTGGCGGGCAGCGACGGCATCATCGTCGCTGGCCACGGTCGTCTCGCCGCCGCCCAGAAGCTGGGTCTGGAACGGGTACCGGTGGTCGTGCTCGATCACCTGACGCCGACCCAGCGCCGGGCCCTGGTCATCGCGGACAACCGCATCGCCGAGAACGCGGGCTGGGACGACGCGATGCTGCGGATCGAACTGGAAGCCTTGCAACTCGAAGGCTTCGACCTGGACATCACCGGCTTCGACGCCGACGCGCTGGCCGAACTGATCGCGGGCGACGAGCCGGACAACGAAGGCCAGACCGATGAGGATGCGGTGCCCGAGGTCGGCGAGACGCCCATCTCGCGTCCGGGCGATGTCTGGATCATGGGCCAGCACCGCCTGCTGTGCGGCGACTCGACCGTGGCCGAGAGCTACGAGCGGTTGATGCAAGGCGCGGTGGCGGACATGGTCTTCACCGACCCACCGTACAACGTGAACTACGCCAACTCTGCCCGCGACAAGATGCGCGGCAAGGATCGCGCGATCCTGAACGACAACCTGGGTGACGGCTTCTACGACTTCCTGCTGGCGGCATTGACACCCACCGTGGCCCATTGCCGGGGCGGGATCTACGTGGCGATGTCCTCCAGCGAGCTGGATGTGCTGCAGGCCGCCTTCCGCGCCGCCGGTGGCAAATGGTCGACTTTCATCATCTGGGCCAAGAACACCTTCACGCTGGGCCGCGCCGACTACCAGCGCCAGTACGAGCCGATCCTCTACGGATGGCCCGAGGGGGCGACACGCCACTGGTGTGGTGACCGCGACCAGGGCGATGTCTGGAACATCAAGAAGCCGCAGAAGAACGACCTGCACCCGACGATGAAGCCGGTGGAGTTGGTCGAGCGCGCGATCCGCAATTCGAGCCGCCCCGGCAACGTGGTTCTCGATCCCTTCGGTGGCTCTGGAACGACGCTGATCGCTGCCGAGAAGTCAGGCCGCTCTGCGCGGCTGATCGAACTCGACCCGAAGTACGTGGATGTGATCGTGCGCCGGTGGGAGGAGTTCACCGCGAAGCAGGCCACCCGCGAGGCGGATGGCGCGGTGCTTGATCAGGCGGCCAGCGATTCCTCGACGATCTCGCAGTGAATCACAAAGCCCGTCAGGTAAGGCAGGCCGCGCGGGATGCCG